GATCTTGGTCAGCTCCCGCATGGTGTCGATGTCGTCCTGCTTGACGTCGGCGACATCCATGTCCGCGAAGGTCGCGGCGGCGCTGCGGGCCTGCGCCCGGATGTTGGTCAGTTCGTCTTCCGACATCCCCGAGAAGGCGTACGAGCCATCCTCGGCGGTCGGCACGGTGAAAGGCAGCTTCACGGCCACTTGAGGGCTTCTTTCGGACTCCGAGCGTTCGGCCGGACCGTGGCAGCACCGATACACCTGGCCGCGATCATAGCGGGTACCCTGCCGGAAACGGAGGAGGAGCCCGTATGGAATCGAAAGCCGCCGCCCAGGCGCGCGACGAGCTGGCCCGCGCCCTGGACCCGCGAGCCGGTGAGCACGTCTGCATCGGCACCCCGCACCTCGACAATCCGGGGTGGAACTACACCGAGTCCCTGCTGCGGATGATCGCCTACGACAAGCAGCACGGCGACCACCTGATGCACAACTCCGGCCTGATGAACAACGGCGCGCTGGCGGCCGTGTGGGGCCGGTCCATGGAGCTGTCGCACGCCCGGAACACCGCGACGGCCGCGTTCCTGTCCAGCGACGCCGACTGGCTGCTCTGGATCGACTCCGACATCGGGTTCGAGCCGGACGCGCTGGAGAAGCTGCTCTCGGTCGCCGACCCGGACACCGCCCCCATCGTCGGGGCGCTGTGTTTCATCGAGGGCGACTACAGCCACGACTTCATGGGCGGGCTGCGCTCCAGCCTCGCCCCCACCCTGTACGACTGGGCGTGGGTGGAGCCGAACAACGGCACCCCCGGCGCGTACAAGCTCGTGACCCGCAACGAGTGGGAGCCCGACAAGGTCACCCGCGTCGGGGCGACCGGCTGCGGGATGCTGCTGACCCACCGGTCGGCGTACGAGAAGATCGCCGCCTGGAACCAGGAGAACGGCGCTCCGCCGCACATCTGGTTCGAGCGCATCCCCGGCCCGGACGGCGAGCGGTGCGGCGAGGACGTCTCGTTCTGCATCCGCGCGCACCAGGTGGACCTGCCGGTCTACGTGCACACCGGCGTGCGCACGAGCCACCAGAAGACCGTCTGGTACGGGGTTCCCGAGTATCACCTGAAGCCGTTCACGCCGCCCGCGATCAAGTCGACGCCGCTCCCGCCCGATCGGTGGCCGAAGATCCACATCAACCCGCAGGCTGCGCAGCAGGCCGCGCAGTCGTCCCCGATCCGGCAGAAGCAGGTGCCCGAGGCTGAGGTGCCGGTCGCGATCATCGTGCCGGTCGCGAAGCGCGACAACTCCGAGCTGTTCCTGACGTCCCTGGTCAACAGCCTCACCCCGCGCCAGCGGGAGCTGGTCCGCCTGTACGTGATGGGCGACCGCTCCGACCCGGACACGACGATCGCCTGGCTGTCGGCCGTCGGCGAGATCGGCACGGTGGTCGACGCGCACGACTACCTGCGCACCATGGGCTCGTTCGGGGAGAAGGTCAACCGGGGCTTCGAGATCTCCAAGGAGCCGTGGATCCTGCTGGTCGGCGACGACGTGCAGTTCCACCGGGGCTGGCTGGATCAGGCGATGGCGACGGCGGCCGAGACGAACGCGCAGGTGGTCGGCACCAACGATCTGGGCAACCCGGCGGTCATCGCGGGGGCGCACGCCACGCACATGCTGATCCGGCGCAAGTACGTGGACGATCTGGGCGCGAGCCTGGACGGGCCGGGGATCGTCTGCCACGAGGGCTACCGGCACTGGTACGTGGACAACGAGATCGTGGAGCTGGCCCGCGTGCGGGGCGTCTGGGCTCCGTGCCTGACCGCCCACATCGAGCACATGCATCCGCTGTTCGGCAAGGGCCTGGCCGACGACGTCTACGCGATCGGGCAGGAGTCGGCGGAGACGGACAAGGCGCTCTGGCTGACCCGGTGGCCGGTCATCATGAACATGCTCAAGATCAAAAACGAGGAGGAGTAGATGCACGACCAGGCGATGAGCTGGGTGATGCAGTTCCGCACCCGCGACAACCTGTCGGTGCTGGACATCGGCGGCCGGGACCTCAACGGCTCGACCCGCATCTGCTTCCCGAACGCCGACCCCTACCACGTGCTCGACATCCGCCCGGGTGACGGCGTGAACTTCGTGGCCGACGCCGCCGACTGGCGGCCGGAACCTGGGTCGGAGCCGTACGACCTCGTGCTGTCCACGGAGACCTTCGAGCACGCCAAGCGCTGGCCCGAGATCATCAAGACCGCCTACGACGTGCTGCGGCCGGGCGGCTGGTTCGTCTTCACCTGCGCGGGGCCGGGCCGCCCGCCGCACTCCGGCGCGGCGGCGAAGTGGGAGCTGGACCCGGGCGAGTGGTACGCCAACGTGTCGGCGGCCGAGATCGGCCAGGTGCTGCGCGAGCAGGGCTGGACTGATATCGAGGTGCGGCAGGTCGGCCTGGACACGCAGGGTGTGGCCATCAAGCCGGAGACGGTCAGAACAGACGAGCCGCGCGAGGTGCTTTTTTCCGTGACCTTGTCGCGGACTTCGCAGGGAGAGTCTGGCAGCGCGGGCAGATCCTGACGCGCAGGGGCTGGCCGGTGAACGACTGACCGTCGTAGACCTGCCAGCCCGCCACGCGCAGCCCGTCGTTGGTCAGGCTGGATTCGCTGCGGCAGCGGTCGCACGCGGTCATCGGTGCCCTCCCGCCAGCATGTCGAGGGCGGCGGCGATGACGTAGAACGCGGCGAAGAGGAGCAGGTACGCCAGGATGTAGGGGGCGAGCACGAGGATGACGGCTCCGGCGATGAACGGGTGCCGGGTGATCTCTCGCTGGGTCAGGTTGGCCATGGGGGTCCTCCTCGGTTGGTCTGTCTATTCGCAGGATACGCCTCTTGCGCACACCGTCAACCGTGGTGTATGCTCTTAGCAGACAAGTTAATGGGGACCGGCCAGGCCCCCCGGTGGAGAAGGCGATTGAGTCGCGCCCCGGGCCGTAGATCCTGGTCAGGTCCCCTTTCTGTTTTCCGAGGCCAAGGAGGGCCACATGGGCGCTGACCAGTTCGGGCACGGCGGCAGCCGGAAGATCCCCGCATCGAAGATCAAGAAAGCCAGGCAGGGCGGCTCGCACGCCGGTGGTGGCGGCGGCGGCCACAAGAAGAAGGACTGCTGCCCGATGGTGGCGGCCGTCCGCTCCGCCAAGCAGGGCAAGTTCAAGCTCGCTCGCCGCTACGCCGGGATGTCCGTCCGGCTGATCGCCGCTCGGGTCGCCTGATGATCCGGCCTGGAGCGCCTGGCTCGCGGGCTTACAAGCCGCAGGGTGGCGGCCCCCACAAGGGCGGTCCCCCGCGCAAGAAGGAGTGCTGCCCGATGGCGGCTGCTCTGGTGTCCGTCAAGCGCGGGAAGTTCCGGCTCGCCCGCCGCTACGCCGCCATGTCTATCCGGCTGATCGCCGCTCGGTGATCCTGACCCATACAGCCCGCTTGACATTGCCGTCAGGCGGGCTGTATGCTGTACGCAGACAGACCGAGGAGGACACTATGCGAGACAGCAAGCCCGGCGACCTGACCATCCGGATGGGATTCGCCCGCATGATGGGCATGATGGGCACCGGCCCCGACGCGATGAGCGTCCGGCCCAGCATCCAGATCACCGACGGCACGAGCAGCAAGCAGCTGACCATCGAGCTGACCCCCCAGCTCCTGACCGAGATGCTGGCCGGTGGCGAAGCCCGTGTGACCGCCGACAAAGTGAGCGGCTTCGGCGGCTTGCAGGACTTCGGGAAGTACCACCAGATGGCCGCCCGGTACGTGCCCGTCCAGAACGGTGACGTCTCGCGGAAGAAGGGCGAGGAGATCGACCCCCGCACCCTCCCGCACGTGGCGGCCGTCCTCAAGGAGCTGGAGGCCGACGGGTTCACCTGCGACTTCCCGCGCCGCAACAACCAGGCCAAGTGGGTCATCATCGGCCGGAAGTACACCGCGAAGCCCTGACCCCCGACAGCCAGAAGCCCCGCGCCACTTCCCCGGCGCGGGGCTTCTTCGTGTCTGCCGTCAGGACGTCTTGGACCAGGTGCTGCCGGGGTTCTTCGCGGCGAACGCGGTCACCTCGACCTGCCGGACGGCCGAGAACTTCTTCAGCTCCTTGCCGTCCTTGTCCTTCACGACGTAGTTGCCGAGCGCGGAACCCCCGCCCGAACCACCGCAGTTGCACCCCATGGGGCCTCCTCCTACTCGACCAGCGCGTTCATCAGGTCACCAAGAACATCATCGTAATCGGTGACGGGCTCTTCGATGGTGGCGGCGGCCACCAGCTCGCCCCACTCGGCGGCGAGCTTCGCCCTTTCGGCCTGCTCCTGCTGCTCGGCGAGCATCCCCCGGGCGATGGCCCGGCCCAGCTCCTCCGTGTCGATCCCGGCGGTCAGCGCGGGCGGCTCGGTCTCGTCCTCGTCGATGACGCGCGGCAGGGCACCGGCGGCCACGAGGGAGTACAGCTCCTCGTCGGCGGACGCGGCCAGGGCGCGCGGGATCGGGAACCCGGCGGTGTTGACGTGCAGGGCGGCGACCATCTCCAGGTTGCCGCCGATGCGCCGCCAGTCGCCGGACAGCGGCGCGGCGCGCATCTGCCGGACCGCGTCCTCGTCGGCCTCGGGGGCGAGCGCGCCCGCCACCCAGATGCCGTACTCGTCCTCGCCCGCGCGCACGTACGCGCCGGTGCTGCTGGTCCGGTCGTAGTGGTCGCTGGCGGCCCGGAAGCCGAGGTTCGGGGTAGCGTGCCCCCCGCCGTACGTCAGGCGTCCCACGGGGATCCTGGAGCCGTCGTCGGCGACCATCTCGCCGGTGTGGAAGTACGCGTACGAGGTGAGGCTCTTGGGCGGCTGGACGCACGAGTCGCCGATGCCGACGTGGCAGGTTCCCCACACCGCGACGTGGCCGTAGACGCGGCCGTCGTCGCCGATGTGCAGCGGCGTCGGGCCGGTCAGCTTCGGGTTGTCGAACCACTCCTTCGGCGGGGCCGAGGGCGCGGCGGCGGCCATCAGGGCGGCCATCTTCTCTCCTGCCTTCCAGTCGTCGGGCAGCGAGTCGGCGCAGCCCTTGCGCTTCGCGATGGCCGTCAGGCGGCTCTTGAACTGGGCGTAGGGGATCTTCGGGTTGGCCCGGCCGTACGAGGAGACGGCGTCGGGCACGTCGGCGCAGGAGGCGATCGGGAACCGGCGGCCCTTGGGGTCGACGAAGTCCTCGTCGGAGAGCTTCTTGCGCACGTCGGCCTTGGTGACGTCGGGGGCGAAGGCCGCGCCGCCGGACTGCTCGCCGTCGGCGGACGGCATGTCCTCGCCCTTGCCTCGGTTGGCGAGCTTCTTCTTGGCGAACTCCTCGATCTCGGCGTCCGAGAGCCAGATGCCGGTGCCGGAGAAGTCCTCGTCGTCCTGGTTGCCCTTGACCTTCTCGGGGTCCAGCTTCTTCTTCTTGGCGAACTCGTCGCCGTTTTCGATCTTGAGATCGTCGGTCCAGCCCAGCTCCGCAGCCATGGCCGGGGTGATGGCTGCGGTGGTGCCGTCCACGTTCGGGTCGTGGGAGTCGATCGGGGTGAGGGTGGCGTGGCCGGACAGCTCGGCGAACGCGGGGATGTGCACGAGGGTGGCGCTGGCCATCCGGCCGGACTTGATGACCCGCAGGCGCGGCCCGTCGTACGCCTCCTCGGCCATGACGGGCGCGGCGTTGCAGCCGCAGTCGGAGCCGGACAGCTTCGCGTGGGCGAGCTTGGCGGCCTTCAGCTTCCCGGCCTGCTCCTTCTTCCACGCGGCGTACGCCTTGGGCTCCGGCTGAACTTCAACTTCCTGCTGGTCCAGATCAACTGACGGCCCGATCACCTTGTTGTGGGTGAACATCCGGGCGGCGGTCGCCGAGTTGCGGACGTCCTCAGGCCAGGATTCGTCGTCGTAGAACTCCCCCTCGGCGGGGAGCATCCCGTCCTTCTCCTTGCCGATCTTGCTGATGTGGCCGACGATCACGGCGTTCTGATGCCCGCCGGAATCCTCGGCCACATACCGGAAGGGAAGCGGTAGATCCCGGTGCGTCAGGGCACCCTCGTCGAACTGGCGGCCGTCGCCGGTCGGCTTCCCGATGACGGCGAGCGGCATCTTCCACTTCGTGCCCACGCGCTACCCCTCTCGTTTGACGATCAGGATACGACGCCGGGCGGGTCGGAGAGCGTCGGCGGGGCGACGACTTCCTGCGGGCGCGGCACGGATCCGGCCCGGCCCGTCTGGTGCCGGATTCCCGAGCGCACGCAGGAGTCCTTCGCCTCGATGAGCTTGTTGATCGTGGTGGTCAGTTCGGGGCTGTCGGTGGGGACGGCCTCGATCGCCTCGCAGGCGGCACCGTAGAACGGGCGCGCGAACGGCTGGAGCGCCGGGGGCAGGTGGTCGAAGGTGAGCCACTGGAGACCGTCGGCGATGCCGGGGTGGCGTCCGTGGGTGACCTGGGCGGCGTGGGCCGCCGAGCCGTAGTACATCTCTCCTCCTGGTTTTTGATCTAGAGAACGAGCAGTAGGACAACGGCGAGGATGACCCAGCCGAGGAACGTCAGCGCGCCGATCGTCCCGCCTTTCATCGGACGATCAGCGCGTAGATGATGCAGCCCAGGCCCACGGCGATCATGCCGAGACCGGCGGAGCAGTCGGCGACCAGCCGGGCCACGCGGCCCGGCCGGTACATCGAGTCGAAGCAGCGGTTCCGGAGGGCGGTCACACCTTCACCCACGTGTGCTTCGGGGTGCCGTCCGGGTTGATGCCCGTCTCCCGGCACGACAGGTTGGTGCGCTTGCCGTCCTTGGTGCGGGTGGAGTAGCTGCCGGGGTTGTCGCACTTGTCCCCGGCCTCCGGGTCGCAGCCGAAGGCGAGCGCGAGCAGGGCGGCCGACAGAACAGCCAGGGTCGTCAGCCTCTTCTTGGTGATCTGGTCCATCGTTTTCCTCCTGTAGGCGCACATGGTACAGCCCTCCGGCCGGGTGGCCAGGAGGGCTCGGAGCGGGGGATGTTTCAGCAGCTCGCCGCGTTGGCCAGCCGCGCGGTCAGGGAGTCGATCTCCCGCCGGTACTCCAGGTTCTCGATCCAGCCGTGCGGGAAGTAGCGGCGGCCGTACGCGGCCCCGGCCAGCGCGCCCGTGATGCTGGCGATCGAGTCGGAGTCGCCGTTGGTGAACGCCGCCCGGCGCAGGGCGCTGGTCGGGTCGTCCGGGAAGGTCAGCAGGGTGTGCAGGGCGACCATCAGCGCTTCCTCGGCCACCCAGCCCTCGCCCGCCACGTCGCAGGGGTCCTGGTTCGGCTTGCGGGGCCGGTCGTAGATGGCCAACAGCGAGTCGATGACCTTGTCCCAGCCGCGCTCGATGAACTCTTCCGGGGAGTCCGGCGCGGGCCGGTGCCTGCGGGCCTTGAGCGGCTTGCGGACGACCGCGCCGATCGGCCACGACGCGTCGTCCTCCCACAGACGTCCGGTGCTGTACGACGCCGGGAGCTGGGAGAGCCACGACGGGCCGGTGTTGAAGCTGCTGCCCTCCCACAGCTTCCCGAGGTGGTCACCGTGGTAGACGGAACGCTGGTCGTGGGCGTAGGCGAGCAGGTGGTCCAGCAGGGCCGGTCCGGGCTTCGCGACACCCTCCAGCAGCATCCGCACGGCGACGGCGGTCAGGTCGGCGGCGGCCAGCGCGGTCGCGTGGCCGTGGGTGATGGCGGCCTGAAGCTGGGCGGCGGCGGAGAGCTGCGGCCAGGTCCAGTCGGTGCGCAGGGCGAGCGGGGCGACGCGCATGTTGGCCCCGTTTCCCTTGCTGTCGGTGCGGGTGGCGCGCAGCCACGGCGTACCGCGCTTGAGCTGGGCGCAGGCGGACAGGCAGGTCGAGCCGGGGGCGCGTCGTCCGTCGCGGGACTTCGGGTCGTCGTACCAGCGGATGAACTCGGCGATGAACCGGTTGGTCAGATAGCGCGGCTCGGCTGTGCCGAGGGCGGCGCGGCCGACGGCGAGGGACATCTGGGTGTCGTCGGTGACGAAGCCCCGGGCGCGGTTGGTGAGGCCGACGGCGGGCCGGAACGGGGTGCCGAACTTGGCGAGGGCCTTGCTGGTGATGAACTCAGTGGGGCGGCCGAGGGCGTCGCCGTAGGCGAGCCCGTACGTGATGCCGAGCATGCGGTCCATGGGGATGTTCAATGCGGGCTCCTTGATCGCTGTATGTCCTAACCCTACAGTCTACTTGCCAGTCTTGTCAAGCTTGTGGATGAGCAGCTGCCGGACCGCCTCGGACTGCACCATCCCGCCGCGCACCCCGTACCGCGACGTCGGCAGCTTCCCCTTCTTGACCAGCTCACTCACGTACTGCCGGGAGCACCCGAGCAGGCTCGCCGCGAGCGTCTGCGGCATCTCCTCAGACGTGAACCCACCGGCGTAGAACAGCAGGATCCCGAGCGGCGTGGCCCAGAAGGCGGCCTTGCCCAGCTCGGCGTGGTCGACCAGCGCGCGGACGCGGGAGACGGCTTCCGGGTCCTGCCGCACGAGAGCGGTCTCCAAGCTCTCCGCCAGCTCCCGATACTTCGGGTCGTCGGGGGTGGCGATGGTGCAGAACGCGACGGCGTAGCGGACGTTGAGCATGCCCAGCCGGTCGGCGATGTCTTCAGCGGCGAGCTTCATGGCGTTTTCTCCTCGATGCGCAGGGAGCCCCGGCCGCGTGGCCAGGGCTCCCGTGGTGGTGGATCAGTGCTCGGTGTTGGCGATGCAGTCGGGGCAGGGCTGGCGCAGCAGGCGGCCCATCAGCAGGGGCACGCGGGGCAGCACGTAGGCGTAGACGGACTTGCGGTCTACCCGGATCTCGGTGCCCAGCGGCGCGCCGTCGGCGTCCTCCATGAACTTCGCGGTGGTGGTGAAGCGGCCCTTGGTTGCCATGGTGAGCGCGGGGTGGGCGGCCGAGGAGACGTGGATGACCTGCTCTTTGTCGGTGACGTCGCAGGTGATGTGCAGCGTCTCCTCGCCCTCCAGGATCAGGGCGAAGCGGGTGATCTTGCCGGTGGTGTCGAGGTGCTTGATCTCGTTGCCGTTGCCGAGCTTCATGGGGTGCCTCCAGCAGGTCTGTCGTTTGCTTGTAGACCTATAGTAGACACCCCTTGACGACTCTGTCAACCCTTCTTTTTCTGGGCTCCCAAAGTCCGCTTCTTCGTCCACGGCGGCGGCGTCACATCAGCCACCGACGCGTTCTCCATGTCCACGCGCTTGACCGTCTCCGGGTCAAGCTTCTTCCCGGGGCGGCCCGCTGCTTCACTCAGGCTTGGCATAGGGGTCTGGCACCACCATCACGTCGATGTATCGCTTGCCGTCCGAACCGTGCTTGCCGTAGTCGGCGACCACCCGGTAGCGCAGCCCGCGCTGGAGGATGATCTCGTTCTCGCCCGGGTGCTGGCCGCCCTTGGCGTTGATCCCGTGCACCTTCTGGTCCTTCGGGATGATGATCCGCATGACCACGCCGCCGTAGCCCGCGAACGACTGGGCGGTGGAGAGCTGCCCGGACGTCGAGGAGTACGAGCGCTGCGTCCATTCCATGCCCGCCACGTTGGTGTCGTTCCACTTGCCCGACGAGAACACCGACTTGGGGTCCTTGAAGCCCCGGTACAGCACGACGTGCTGGTCCACCTCCGGCGAGGCGGCCATGCCCGCGTCGATGTTGCTGATCGTGGGGCTGCCGGTCTTCTTCGCGCCCGGCGGGAGGCTGTTCAGCTTGGTGTTCACCGAGTCGTAGCCGGAGCCGGTGTAGTTGTAGAGCGACTGCTTCCAGGAGTGCGAAGCGCCCTTGCTCTCCATGTTGTTGATCGACCACTTGTATTTCTTCTGGGCGGCCAGGCCGGTCTGCACGTCCGGGTCGGCGAGGATGTCCTGCGCCTGCTTCAGGTGGTCGGGGTTCGCGATGTACGCGCCGCCGGTGGAGAACTCCCAGGAATGCAGTTGCGGGCCGGTGTTCGGCACGTACGTCCAGCCGTACTTCTCGGCGGCCGTCGGGTTCGGGGTCTTCCCGGCGTCGGAGGTCGACGGCATCCCCGCGTTCGGCTTGGGCGCGGCCTTGGCGGCTTCCTGCTTCGCGTAGAACTCGGGGTGCGCGGCCTTCAGCTTCTCGGCCTCTGCGGCAGCCTTCTCGGCCTTCTTCTCCGACGCGGACTGGTGGACGATGCCCAGCTTGGGGCCGACCTTGGCGAGGATGTAGTTCTTCGCCTTGGCGTGCTTGCCGTAGTTGATTCCCCCGTATCCGGCGGTCTTGTAGTAGCCGGACTCGGCGGCGGCGGCCTTGACGGCGGGCGAGTCGATCTTCGGGAGGGCGCGCTTCTTCAGCCCGACGTCCGTGCGGATCTTGTCGAGCTTCGTCTGCGCGGTCTTGTAGAGCTGCTGGTAGGTCTTCTCCGCCTCCGCGCGGGCGGTGACGGCGGCGAGCCACGCCTTCTTCTCCGGACCGTCGATCTTCGCGCCGGTGTCCGGGTCGACGGGCACGTTCAGGCTGGCGACGTGCTCGGCGGCGTGCGCGAGCGCGAGCTTCTTGACGGCCGTCTGGAGGTTGCCGAGATCCTGCGTGAACGAGGCGTAGTCCGGGTGGGACTTCATCTCGGACTTCTGCGACCAGCCCTTCACGCCGTACAGGACGGCCTTGCTGGCGAGGTTGCCCCAGTTGTGGCCGAACGCCTCGGAGATCAGGGTCTGGTCGGCATCGGTCAGTTCGACCTTGGGGACACCGGCGGCCTGGACCTCGTCGGCAACCTTGTCGAACTCCTTGCGCGCCGCAATCAGCTTGTCCTGCTGCTGCTTGGTGACCTCGTCGAGGTACGCATGCTCCTTTTTGATCTTCTCGGCGTGAGCCTTGATCGCGGCGAGCTGCGGCGCGTTGAGGTACCCGACCCCGGCCTCGTGGGATTCGATCGCGTAGTTGTGGAACTTGTCCAGGTGCGCCTGGAGCTTCTTCTTGTTCTCGGCGGTGGCGGCGAGCTGCCCGGCGATCTGCGCGACCGCCTTCATCTTCGCGGCGACCTCGGGGTTCTCCAGGGTGGCTTCGCTGTACTTCTCGGTGCCGATCTTGGCCATGTTCGCGCCGGTGGCGTTGGCCTCCTTCAGCTCGGCCATCGTCAGGTTGACGTTCGGCTTGACGGCGGCCGGCCCCAGCAGCTCGGCCACCTTGGCGTCGAGCTGGGCCGGGGTCATCTCGTCGGGCTTGGGGGTCTTGGCGGCCTTCAGTTTCTCGCGCAGGTCGTCGGTGGCCGCGAGGATGTCGTTCTGGAGCTTGACGAGCTGCTCGGGCTCGATCGGGTCCTTGAGCAGGTACTTCTGGTATTCGGCGAGGGACGCTTTTTGCATCGGGGTGAGCTGGCCGCTGTCGCCCTTGAGCAGCATGTCGATCTTGTTGAAGGCGGTCTTCTTCGCCTTGCCGACGAGCTGCGCCTCCTTGAACGTCGTGGCGGCGTCGAGGACGTTCTGGGCGGCCTGCTGGACCTCCGGGTCCTTCAGCGCGTCCAGCGGCTCATCCTTGGTGAAGCTGGTCAGCAGATCCTTGCCGTACTGCTTGGCGGCGTTCTGGTGCGCCATGACGTCGGGCTGCTCGGACAGGTCGAGCTTGGCCAGGTTCTTGGCGACGGCGGCGTGCGCGGCGACCGGCTGCCCGGCGGCGGCCTTCTTCGCCTGCGCGTCGGTGACCGCGTGGTCGTCCATGTGCGAGTGGAAGCCGACCTCGGCGGGCGGCTTCGGGGCGGCGGCCTTGGGCTTGCCCGCCTGGAACTTCTCGATGAGCGCCTTGGACGCGGCGATCTTCTTGGGGTCCAGGAACTTCGTCTGGCCCTTCTCCAGCTCCTGGATGATCTTTCCCTGAGTGGCCTCGGGCAGGCTGTTGAACTCCTCGGCCGTCAGCTTCTCGTACGCGGCGAGGTGGTTCTTCGACAGGCCAGCACCGGGCACCTCGTGGTTGGCGATGGCGGCGGCGTGCTGGACGTGCTTGGGCAGCGCGGCGGCCTTCTCGGCGGCCTGCGCAGCGTTTTCGATCTTGGCCTCGTGCGCCGCCTTGGCGGCCTGCTCGATGCCCTCCTTGACGTTCTTCGGGGCGGTGGCCTCGTGGTGGGCGGCCATCTTCGCGACCAGCGGCGGCAGGCCGGGCTTGCCCTCCAGGATGTGGTCGCTGATCTCCTTGTGGAACGTGCCGATGTGCGCATCGTTGTCGCCGTGCCCGAGGCCGGGCATCTTGTCCTCGGTGGCGACCTTGAGGGCCTTCTGGGCGAGGGCGTTGACGGCGGTCTTGAACTGCGGAGTGTCGGCGAGGTCGCCCTTGGTCTTGAGCTTGTCGAACGCGGCGACCAGCTTCTCCGAGGCACCCTCGGGCATCGACTTGATGCCGGGGATGGCGTCGGAGATGGTGGCGATGGCGGCGGCCTGCGCGGCGCTGGTGGCCCCGCTCTTGGGCGAGCTGGGCTCGTTCGGGGTCTCGGGAAGGTTGGGGGCCTTCACTTCGGGAGCAGGCTTCTCAGGGGCCTTCTTGCCGGGCTCAACCTTGGTGACCGGCAGGGCAGCGACGACCTTGAAGCCGTTCTTCTTCGCCTCGGCGGTCAGCCCGCCGCCGTTCTTCAGAGCGGCGTCTTCGCTCTTGTGGAACGACCAGACCTCTTGCGTGCCGTCGGGCTTCTGGATGACGGCGGCGTGGGTGTATTCGTGCTTGCTCTTGCGGGTGTACGTCACCCCGTTGTGGGTGACGGTGAAGGTGTTGATCTTCGCCTTGGCGGGCGTCTCGGTCTTGGGCGGGTTGACCGGCGACGGGGCCTGCGGAGCCGGACCCTCGTTGATGTCCTTGAGGCTGATCTTCTGGATGACCTGGCCCTTGGGGGTGGTGACCGTGTCGGTGCCGCCGCCCTTGAGTCCCTTCGCGGGGAGCGCGTCCAGCAGCTCGGTGGCCTTCTTCTGCTGCGGCCCGAAGCCCTCGGTCTGGATCTTGGTCAGCTCGCCACGGATGATCGACTTCTCGTCCTCGGACAGCGCGTTCCACTGCTCCGGGGTGATCTTCGCGGCCTTGTCGAGCTTGTACTGCGGGGTGACCTTCTCCTGCGCGATGACCGCCGCGATGCCCTTCGAGGCGACGGTCGGCTTCTTGCCCTTCGCGCCCTTCTCGTTGGTCGCGTCGGTCGCCTTGATCTGCTTGACGGCCTGCCCGAGAGTCACTTTCCCGGGCATCTGCACGTGCACGCCAGCAGAGTCGGAGACGGCCTGCCCGGCGGCGTGCGCCTCGCCGGTGGCGGCGTTGGCGGTCTTGCCCGCGTGCGGGTGCGGCTTGGCGACGATGGGCTGGAGGAGCTTCTTCGGGATCGGCTTCCCGGCCTCCTTGAGCGCCTGGATCTTCTTGATCCGGGCGGCGTTGGCCTTCTCGACCCGGGCGGCCTCCAGAGCGTGGTAGGCGTTCGGGGCGGCCTTGAACAGGGTGCCCTTCCAGCCCTTGCACGGCCCCGGGTGCAGCGGGTTCAGGCAGGCGGTCAGCGAGCAGGTCTCGTGGGCGTCGTCGTCCTGGTAGAGGGCGGCGTGCGCCATGAGCGCGAACTGCTTGTCGGGTTCCGGCATGCCCGGCATGGCGGAAGCGACGAGCGAGCAGACTTTGCCGACGATGTTCGCGTCTTCGGCGATCTCGTTGAAGGTGGGCTTCAGCAGCGAGTCCGCCAGCGTCGTCATGCCGCCATGCTACAGATCGTTTTCGATCATGGACCTGCGCAGCGCCGAATCTATCACCAGTCGAAGGTGACGACGAACAGACCCGACCCCGCAGCAAGAAGCGCGATAAGGAGTAGGGCCGGTAGCAGGTCGAAGGCGTGGTCTGCCATCCGCAGCGTCCAGGTCACAGCGCGTCCCATCGGCCCTCCCGGAGCGCCTGGCGGCCCTCGTGCCGCTCGCGCTGGTTGGTGTCCCGCTTGACGGCCCTGGCCTTCCCGGCGCGCTGGTAGCGGGTGTACCAGCGCCGCCAGGAGGTGTGGACGTCCTGCTCTTCGGTGGTGACGATGCGACGGCGCAGCATGCCCGTCAGCCTACGCGGCGTTGGCCTGCTTGATGAGCTTGTTCTCGCGGGCCTCGCGCTGCTTGCGGGCCTTCTCCGCGCGGGCCTTGCGGTAGGCGGCGGCCTGCTTGGGGCTCATCTTCTTCAGCTTCGCCGTCTCCTCGGCCTGCCGCTTGCGCCGGTCGAGGATGGCCTGCGCCCGCTTCTTCAGGCTCTCGCGCTTCTTCTCGTCGCGCTTGTCGATCGAGTCCTGCTGGCGGGCGTCCTGTTCGGCGATCCGCTTGGCCTTGTCGTCGGCGTTCGCGGCGTCCTTCAGCGTCTGCACGTGCGGCTTGAGCGCCTTCTGGTAGTCGGCTACCGCCTTGCGGGCCATGGCGGCGAGCTTCGGGTTCCGGACGGCGTTCGCGGTGGCGATCTGCTCGGCCTTGGAGATGGCGTTGGTCAGCCCCTGCACGGCGACCCTCGCCACGGTGGAGGGGTTCTTCTTCGTCTCCTCCTGCGTGCCCGGCTCGGTCTGGCCGCGCTTCTGTCCCTTGCACAGGCCCGGCTTGTGGGTCTGCATGCAGAACTCGCCGGTCTGGCACTCGTCGTCGACGGACGCGGTGACGCTGGAACGGTGGGTCTGGTTCTTGTCGCCCAGGTCTACCTGCCCGGCCTTCGGCTTGCTGCCGGGGACGACTTCGAGCTGCACGTGCCGGAACTTCCCGGCCGGGGTGTCGATGTAGCCGTGGTCGGCGACGACGCGGAAGTGCGCGCCCCGGTCGAGCAGGATCTCCTTCTCGTCGCCCCACTGGCCGGGCGGGACGCGGATGGCGGAGAAGCCCTTGGGCACGGTGATGTCGGCGATCAGGGGCTTCTTGCCGCTGGAAGTGGTGTGGAAGTGCTTGAGGATCAAGCCCAGGTCGGTGCCGGTGGAACCGAACGCGTGGTCGGTGTACTCGACGCCGGTCAGGTCGTCGTTGGTGTCGATGCCACCGAACGCTGAGGGGCTGATGGCGCGCTGCACGACGATCGGCTTGGTCAGCTTCGACTCGGCCATGGCCTGGTCCATCGCCCTGATCTCGGCGAGGATCTTCGGGTCGTTGGAGCCCTTGCCCTTGGAGAAGCGCAGGGAGCGGTTGATCGGGCCGGAGCCGTTGACGTACGACAGCAGGGCGCGCCGGTGGGACGTCTTGCCGCCTCGGATGCTGCGGGCGGTGTTGTAGGCGCGGATGCCGCGCTTCGCCTGGCCGGTGGCCCGGTGGAACTCCTCTTCGGGGGTGCCTTTCCAGCCCTTGCAGGGGCCGGGGTGCAGCGGGTTGAGGCAGGCGATGAGCGAGCACGCCTCGTGGGCGCGGTACGTGTCCCCGAGCGTCGCCACCGTCTACTCCTCCGTGTCCTTGCCTCGCACGGTACCGGTAGGGGCCGACATCTTGGGGGACCAGGAGGTGGTGGTGCTCGGGGCGCGCTTCTTGGTCTTGGGTCCTTTGGTGATCTCCAGGGGGCCGCCGTCGTCCTGGAACGGTTCGTACTGCACGCGGCCCTCTCCCTTCGTTTTTGATCTTGCGAACTCGCCGAGCGCCGCCGCCTGGACGCCCTTGTAGCCCCGGTTCTCCATGTTCGTCGGCTCGCCCTCGACCTCCAGCAGCATCGTGCAGCGGCAGTTGATGACCTCCTGCGGCGGCGCTTCCGGGTCGTGCGGGTACATCATCGAGAATCCCCCGACGGTGAACGGCTGCGCCCACGGCACCACCTGCCCGTCGGCCTCCTTGTGGTCCGGGCGGGTCCGGTGGTCCTCGGTGGCCAGCCAGCGCTTCACCCAGGGCGTGCCCGGGTCGGCTTCGACAACCATGCTGAACGCGTCGTAGAGGCCGCCGTTGTACGCGCCCACCACCTCGGTACGGGCGACCGTGCGGGCGCGGTTCTTCCACGTCTGCACGTCGGTGGCGTCGAACAGCTCCTGGACCTGCTTGGTGACGTCGTCGATGCTGGCCCCGTTGGTGGTGCCGGAGTCGATGACGTTCTGGACGAGCCCGTACACCTCATCGGGGACGTTCTGGAGCCGGTTGGCGCGGGCGGCGATCCAGTTGCGGACGAACGGGCGGGACTCGAAGAGGGTGCCGTCGCCGAAGAGGTGCTTGTACGGGGCGGCCAGCACGTCGCGGGCGACCTCGGCGGAGTACTTGTCGGTGAGGTCGTTCCACATGGGCGTCTTGGCGAACACGGACAGCGGGTCGGGGATGAGCCCGAGCTTGGCGACGCCTCCGGCGAACATGGCCGTGCGGACGGCGGCCAGCCACTCCAGCATCATCTCCAGGTACGCCTCGTAGAGCGGCGGCTCGTACTGGGCGAAGACCTCGACGGCGGCCTGCTGCTGGGCGGCGGCGTCGGGCAGGTTCGGCTGGGTCACGGCTTCCATCCTTCGCGCTCGAAGGACGCGGGAACGTACGGCTCACGCCACATCTCCGCGACGTTTTCGATCATGCTTGCAGCTCCGCCCTGGCTCGCGAGATGGCTTCCTTCAGGTCGGCCGGGTCGTGGCCCATGCCCCGGGTCAGCAGCTCGGTGCAGTAGCCGCCCAGGAACTCTTCGAGCCGGTCCGGGTCGACGCCGAGGCTGGTGGCCTGTTCGCGCACGTGCACCCACGCGCCCGCCAGGAGCGCCGGTACGCGCTCACGGGTCGGGACCTTCCGGGTGTGCAGCTCGTGCTTCGGAACGGCGTAGGCGGCCCGCTGAGGGCCGGGAACGAGCCTTCCTCCGGCCAGCTCCAGGGCGCGGCGCACGGCCCCGTCGGCGGCGTAGAACAGGGCGGTGTCGGCGAGCGCAGCGGACGCGGCGAGCTGGCCGAGCTTCTGGCCCTTCGCCTTGGGCGCGCCCCCGGCCTCGGCCTCGGCGACCGACGGCAGGCCCGGCAGCGGCCGGTCCCCGGCGTCGGCGGGCTCGGTGCCTGCCTCGTCGTATCCCTCGTCGCCCGGGTTGAGCATGTCGCCGCCCTCGGGGGCGGGGGCTGCGGACGGCGCGGGCAGGGAGATCTTCGGCAGGTGGAGGATCTTCTGCACCTCGGGGTCGCCTGCGTAGGCGGGCTGGGCCAGGACGAGGGCCTTGACCAGCTTGTAGACCTGCTCCTCTTCGGAGGGGGCGTCGTCGTCGCTGAAGGCGGCGTTGTCGCGGGCGGCCTTGTCGCTGATCAGCTCCTTGTCGCTGAACTGCATGGCCTGGTCGGAGCGGTTGGGGCGGACGGTGAGGGCGGCGATGTCGAACCAGAGGGTCAGCTTCTCGGGGTTCTGGACGCCTGCGGCCTTGAGGGCGGGCTGGTAGTAGCCGACGTTGAGGGCGTCGGCGAGCTGGATGAGCAGCGGCTCGATGTGGATCTTGATCGAGGACTCCTCGATCTGCCACCCCGACCAGTGGTTCGCCGCGCCCATGCCGGTCAGCACCTCGGGCGGGATGTCCAGCGACATCGCCATCCGCCGGACGGCGGCCTCGCGCATCGCCGTGATGTGCTCGGAGATCTGCGAGTCGAACGTCAGGTGCTTGATCTTGTCGAGGGCGTCGATGGACGCCTGCAACATGATCGGGACGATCGCGGCGGCGTTGTCGCGCTGCTGCAACGACGTGGCCATGGTGCGGGTCAGCACGGCCGTCAGACCCTCGATGCCGGGCGGGTCGTCCGGCTGCCGGGGGAAGTCGATGTTGTCGGGCAGCAGCAGCATGCCCGCACCGGCGAGCCGGGAGTCCAGCTCTGCGAAGACGCGCTTGGTGCACTGCTCCAGCTCCCGCAGCACCGGGAGGATGGCGCGGGTGGTGGAGTCGGCGGCGTCGTGGCGGCGCGGGTGCGGGTTCCACGCGCGGATCAGCAGGTCTTTGGCCGGGTTCAGCTTGTACGTGCCGCCGCCGTGGGTGATCGAGCGGCGGACCATGATGTCGTCGCCCCGGCGGAACACCTCCGAGGAGGAGCACACGTACCACTTGTCGGCCTGGTCGGTGGTCTGCTGGTAGCCCTCGGCGACGATGAAGACGTCCCCGGCGACCATCATGTTCACGCCCATGAGGCGCTGCGCCTGCGCCTTGGCGGCGGGGCTGCCGAACATCGTCTCGGCGATCATCTTGGCTTGGGCGTTGCTGGTCTCGTCGCCCACGGTGCCGTCGTCGGCGACGTCGGCCGCGTACAGGCGGCAGCGGGAGACGGCGTTGCCGATCCAGTTGACGACGAAGCGCAGCTCGCCGCAGATGTCGTAGTGCCTCCAGGCTTCCCACTGCCAGCGGTGGTCGCCGAGCTTGAACATCTGCCAGGACGTGGCGTCCTTGAGGTCGATGGGGACGGCGGCGGCGGTGAGGGCCGCCGCTGGGCGCGTGCCGGGGCCGTCGACCCCTCCGGCCGGGACGGTCTTGCGCTTGGTCGGCAGCAGCCCCACTCCGTCTATCCCTTCACGCGGGCGAGCACACCGGCGGCACCCGAGAGCGCCAGCACCAGGGCGGGCACGAACAGCCACCAATGATGGCCGTAAGCGTAGATGATCGGGGCGGCGGGCAGGGCCAGCCAGATCGAGACGCACCAGGGGCAGGTGACCAGGTAGGCCACCATCTCGTGGCCGCGTTCCTCCAGGGCGTCGATCATGCGCTGGCGGGGCTTGCGGGTGATGACGTCGGAGGTGACGAGCAGGACGAGGCGCGCGAAGGCGAGCAGGTAGATGACGTACAGCAAAGAAGAGCCGGGCATGGCCACCATCGTAGGTGGTCAGCCCGGCTCTTCGGGTAGTGCGGGGTGGATCTAGAAGGGGTCGTCGTTCTCCGCCTCGTCCTCGGCGTCCTCGTCCAGGACCGCGTCGCCGACCTCCTCGGCCTGCACGGTCACGTGGCCGCCCATCCCGGCGACCATCGCAGCGGCGGCCTTCTGGATCTCGGCCGTCTCGTCGCCCTCGAACACCTGCACGGTGACCCGGGCGACGCCCGCCACGGGGACGCTGACGGTGTGGTTGACCCGGGCGGGCAGCTCGTCGAGGCCCATGTCGCGCAGGGCCTTCTGGGCGTACCAGTAGCCCCAGTTCTTCTGCGAGACGCCCTCCATGAGCATCTTGCGGATCTCGACCTTGAGGGCGTCCAGGCCGGGCACCGGCTCGTCGGACTCGGCCGGGTCCTCGGGACCGGCGTAGAAGACGATGTCGGCGGGGGTGACGGGCTCGTCGAACTTCACGTCGTAGACGTTGTCGTAGCTGCCGTCGGCGACGATCTTGCCCTGCGAGGCGACACGCTGGACCTGCTCCAGGAACCGCTTGGCGGCCTCGGCCCGGGAGCTGGCCTTGCAGCGCCAGCCGTACGAGCCGGTGATCGGCACGTTCATCCGGTACTCGGCGGTGCCGGTGATCTGGGTGGCACCGAGGCGGCGGAGCCAGGCGTTGGCCCAGTCGCGGTCGACGCCGTGCTCGGTGGCGCGGGTGGCGTAGTCGGTGAGCTTGTCGCGCAGGTCCTGAGCCTGAAGGGCCTCGGTGTACGCGTCCTTGTCCTCGTAGTCCGTCATCTTTTCCTCCTCCAGTGGACTGTCTGCCATCAGCATACACATGCCTGACAGCTCGCGCAAGTGGTGGGGGCGGGAGTCGAACCCGCGACCTACGCCATCCAAGGCGTCTCTCTGCCTCTGAGCTACCCCACCATGGATCCCCTACGGGGAGGGTTACTTGCGGCCCGGCTTCAAGCCCGTGATCTCCGCCGGGTCTTCCTCACTCCCGCGTTGGTGCTGCGGTTCGACCGTAGGGGCCAGTCATATCCCCCAGGGGCGTACGCCCAGGGCGCTGGGAGAAGCTTTCGTGGTGCTTTGCCGGATTCTCGCGGGTGTTTCCCCGGGAATCCTGGCACTCGTACCCGTCAGTAACTTGTCGTGCGACTACTCGCGGACGCCCGTGCCGTCCGTCCCGTCACGCTTGTGACCCCGGCCGAGCATCCGGCCCCGCGCCGCGCGCACAGCCCACGGCTTCGGCGTCTGATCCACCGGCAGCCGCTTCGACGACAGCGCGTCGGCCGGGACTTCCCCCGACCGGATCCGGTCGCTGATCTTCCCGCTGAGCTTCTTCATCCTCGTCCTCCTCGAAGTCGATGCCCAGCCTGATGCCCAGCACAACCATGTACGGCACGAGGGAGGCGAGATCGGGCTGCCGGTGGTACCTGGTGCCCGGCTCGCACTCCCACGAATAGAGCTGCGCGTTGACGGACGTCTCCGAGCGGCCGGTCATCTCGGCGATGCGGCGGGCGGCCTCGCGGCGGCTCATGCCGAGCATCTGCCGCACGTCGGCCAGGGAGCGGCCCAGCCGGGTCGCGTCGGGCACGGGGATCATCAGGCCACCTTGGCGTAGCGGCGGCGAGCCGGGCGGGCGTACGGGTGCTGGACGGCGTCGCAGGCGGCGAAGCAGGCCATGCACGAGGAGCCGGTGTGCCGGTCAGGGATGAACGGGTGGGGCTGGAGGGTACCGGCGAGGGAGCCGACGACGACCAGGGTCTTGGGCGCGATCTTCACGTATCGGGGCTGGTCAGTCACGACTTCGCCTCGTTTTCGATCTTGCGGGTGAGCTGGTCGGCGACGCTGGAGCTGTCCGGCAGGGAAGTGAGCGCGGCGTGGAACTGCTCCCGCAGCTTGTCCTTCTGCGCCCGCCACGCGGCTGTTGCGGCGGCCCCGCCGTGCCCGTCGTGGGAGCTGTTGCAGATCAGCGCCCACATCTCGTACGCCAGGTCGGCCCACGCCTTCGCGGTGGTGGCGTTGAGGGCCGCAGCAGCCCCGTGGGTGCGCAGGAACTCCTCGGCCCTACGGTCGAACTCCTGCCACGTCTCCGAGCCGCCAGGGGCGTTCTCGCCGTGCATGCGCAGGTGCAGCGCGTACTCCAGCAGCCCGGTCGCCTCCCGGCGCTTCCCGGCCTCGACAACGGGGCGGCTCTCCGCCTCGGCGAGCTGGCGGCGCAGCCGGTGGTTCTCCAGGATCAGCACAGCCTGGTCCATGGCCAGGTCGGTGCACGAGGCGACGGCTTCGCGCAGGCGGGCGCGCATCTTGTCGATCTCCGGTCCGGCGGCCTCACGGTCGGCCGGGGTGGCGGCGGCGGGATCAATCATCGGTTCCCCCTACGGGCGGCTGTAGCGGCCTCGCGGCCTGCGGTGGAAATGCCAGCGCCAGCTCCCGCGCATCCTGCACGTGGGGGCTGGCGACCAGTAGATCGTGTAGAGCGGCTGCTTCATCAGACCATGCGGGCGGTGATCAGGCGCAGGCTCCAGGCGGCGTAGCGGCGGGCGAGACGGAACTTCCCGCGCTTCACGGACTGGACGGCGGCGACCATCGGGCAGCAGGCGTCGGGGTTGCGTCCGTCGATCCGGCCGGGGTTGACCGGCTTGCGGCCGTGGTTCGGCTTGACCTTCTGCGGGTTGACGGGCTTCTTGCCCCACTGCTTGGGGACGCCCTGCGGGTTCGGGGGCTTCGGGTTGCCCATCAGATCTTCCCCTGCCTCTTGAGTGCGTCGGTGATGAGCTTGAGGACGGCGTTGGGCTTGCCTTTCGGGGGTGGGGAGTCGCTGCCGAGCCGTCGGATTCTGCCGCCGACGGTGGGTTGCTTCTTCGCCTTCTCGGCCTTGGCCTTGGCGCTGCGGGCGGCGGCGTCCTTGGCGAGCTTCTTGACGTTCTTCGGGTCGTTCTTGGCCATCAGGTTTTCCTCCTCCTGGTGAGCGCTGGTAGGTCGCCGATAGGCAGAGCCACGCCGTGGCCCCGGGGGCTCTCGTACGGGCCTATCGGCGACCCGCCTCCCCGTCCAGTCCTCGTCAGGTAGACACCGGGGGGAGACAGCGGCGGAGCAGGATCGTGAGCCACGTTCGCCTACCTGCTGCCCGCATCCGTGCCGCGCGGGGAGTTGAACCCCGTCTTCTCCGGGTTAGGGAGCGCCCCACCTCCAGGGCTTCGCGGCGGTACTTGTCCAGGCGAGGTCTGCACCCATGCGGTGCCTCACCGATGTGTCCCGATGCCTCGGGCGGTGGGTCTCTCCTGGCCGTTCCTGTTACCAACTCGTCTCTCCGAGCCGTCACGGACGTAAGGACTCCGTTTCGCCGGACGCCTGGCTTTTCGCTTGGGCCGGGACGATCAACCCCCGGACAGCTCGGTCACCAGATCCCGTTCTCCCTGCCGTGGCCGCTGGACGGACTTGAACCGCCGACCTCCCGCCGAGAAGCGGGTGCTCTATCCGCTGAGCTACAGGGCCTGCCGCTTGCTCAGGGCGGCAGCATCGGTTGACATCAGGCTGAGCAGTCGCCGAGTCCGTTAGCCGGGCACTGTGCCGGTCGCTTGTCGGTGACACCTGATGGTCCTCTGCGAGGGGAGAGGCGGTCTCGAACCACCATCCCTGCTCCCTTGCTTCCCCGCACGAATCACGCGCGTCTTACGGCGGGGCCGTGGGCGGGCGTGCTCGAACACTGTCCTCCCGGTCCACGGTGGGTGCTGCTCTGCCTGCTGAGCTATCTCCCCGGGTGGAGGCGGGGCCTCCGGGTGGTGCGTCAGGCGAGGACCAGGGCCTCGTCGTCGGCCTCGTCCTCGTCGTCGGGGTGGTTCGGGTCGGGGTCGATGGTGCTGGCCTCGGCCTTGCTGCCGCCCGGGGCGTTGATCTTGACCGGGGTGAGGGTGACGACGCCGGTCTTGTCGTCGCGCTCGCCGGTGTAGAACTCGACGCCGGGCGAGACCAGGCCCGCGAGGTTGGCGCGACCGGTAGCGCCCATCTTGTAGAGCGTCAGCGTGTTGCCCACAGGGCTCCTCCTCAGGGTGTGGATATCCGGGCGGTGCGCCCCCGGCCGTCGTCGGCGGTGTGCGGCGGCCTCAGTATCCGGCGGCCGGGGGCTGTTACGGGGAGGGGACCGGGTGGCCCTACCTCCCGAGCAGCGTCACGGGGGCAAGCGCTGCTCGGGTTGACAGACCGTTGGAGGCGTTAGGCCCACCCCGGTCCCCTCCGTCTATCGTGACCCTACACCATGCCCCCAACGGGGATCTGCGCCGCACGCAGGGAACTGGAATCGGTGTCACGGCGGGCCAGGATCTCGGCCCGAAGATGGCTGATGAAGTTGTCCCAGTCGCAGTCGGCCGGGGCTCCGTCGAAGCGGACGCCGGGGATGCCGGAGCAGATCGCCCCTAGCATCCAGGCTCGGTCGCCGTTGGTGGCGACGTTCTCGCCCATGATGGTCGCGGCCATCGGGCCGTTGTACCACGGCGTCGGATGGTACGAGTAGAGGTGCGGGGCGCGGTCCTGGTCCACGCTGTCGAAGGCGAGGGCGATGATCCGGGCGTCCTCGCGGTTGATCGCGTTGGCGACTCCGGCGTCCATCAGGCCACCTCCACCAGCGTCTCGTTGGGGAGGAAGTACATCGCGCCGTCCACGATGACCATCGTGGTGTTGCCGGTGGGCCAGTCGGAGCGGGTGAGGGTGCCGCTCTGGCGTACCCCGGTCTCGTCGGTGAAGGTGACGGTCTTACCGGCGTACGCTCCGCCGCTCTGGCCGATCTGCTTCGCGGTCCACTGCATTGCTGCCTCCCTGGTGTGGTCTGTCGGGTTCCAGGGTATGCGACTCCGGATCCCTGTGTCAACCCCCAGCCGACATCTTCCGTCGTTTCCGGCTTGACATCCCTCAGGGATCAGTCACTCTTAAGGAAGAAAGCCCCCGAAAGGAGCGGAGGTAGCAGCGATGGAAGCGCTGGAGAAGGACACGATCGAGACCCCGGTGATCAACTCGTGGCGGCGCAACATCAAGCCGACGCGGGATCAGATCGCGTACGCCACCGACCTGTGCCGCTCCGAGCTGCCGTACGCCGAGCGCGTCCGGACCATCCGCACCTTCGACATCCTGGACTCGGCGGCCATCTCTGAACTGATCACCGAACTGGCGGAGGTGCGGCGCAAGCGGATGGCGCGGCTGCGGCGTGCGCGGCGTCGGCCAGCGCGGCGCGCGGCGTAGAACGAGGGACGGCCGGAGCCCCCGGGCGATTCGGGGGTAGTCCGGCCGTTTTTAGTGTCGCAGCACTGCCGCGATTCATCCCACAGACCGCGACCGGAGGCGGTGAGCCCGGCGGCGTTCCTCGGGCGCAGTCTAACCGTATGGAGAGCTGAGGGGCATCGGCATGTTCGCCGGGGCTGCGATGCGCACGAGCTTGTTCTCCCGGCCCATCAGGAACAGGCCAGCCTGGACCAGGGCGTCGATCCGGTCGGGGGAGGCGGCGTCCTCGGGCACCCACGTGCACATCTGGTCTTCCAGCTCGATGAACGTGCCGACGTGGTGCCAGCGGTTCTGCTCGTAGCGGGAGGCGACCGGCTCCGCGCGCAGCTTCTTGCCCGCGAGGCTGGTGACCTCCTTGACCGGCGGCGGGCCGGGCGGGAAGTAGCAGCCCTGGCAGCCCTTCTCCGGGTCGTCCGGGTCGGGGCCGGGGCAGCCCACCTCGTGCTCCTTCTGCATCTCCACGTAGGCGTCGGTGACGACCTGCATGAGCCACTTCTTGCCCATGTTCGTCTCGATGATCAGCCAGTCGGCTCCCCAGTCGTGCACGGCCTTCCAGGCGAGGCGGGCGGCGGCGTGGCCGACGATCTTCTTGGTGAGGTCGGCCAGCACGTAGTCGTCGCCGTCGTATCCCCGGGCGGCGACGATGAGGCCGGTCTCGTCGGCGGAGCCGGTCGCGCCGGGGTCCATGGAGACGACGATCTGCTTAAGTTCGGGCAGGTCAGTGGCCTTCACCCGATTGTTTTCGATCATGGGGCGCTGCCACAGCGCGCCCTCGACCTCCTCGATCAGGTGGCCGTACAGCTCCTGCAACCCGGCGCGGGTGCCCTCGTAGAGCTTCTTCAGCTCCTCGACGACGTGGCGGGACAGGTTCGCGATGTTGTCGAAGATCGAGCCGGTCGTGATCTTCACCGTGCCGTCGGTCTTGTGCTTCCACTCGATCAGCAGCTTGATCGGCTTCGGGGTGGTGGTGATGACGGCGCGCGGGTGGTCGCCGATGAGCGGGGCGCGCAGCGACGGCAGGATGCCCTGATACCAGGCGTCATACGTGTAGCGCCACTTCGCCAGCTCGTCGGCCCACAGTCCAGCGGCGTTGTAGCCACGGCCCACGTCGGCGTTGTCGGCCCCCTCGAAGTAGATGACCTGCCCCGTCGCGAACTCGATCATCAGCTTAGGGGCCTTCAGGTAGTGGTAGTCCTTCTCGCCCTTGAGGGGCGCTACCGCTGGTAGCCTGACGTATCCCATCCGGGTCAACACGGACAAGATCCCCGAATTGCCCTCGATGCATGCCGTACGGCAATCGTTCAGGGTCTCGGCGATGACCAGCCACTCGGTGCGCTGCCCCATCGAGTCGACGGGGTGCTTGAAGACGCGGTCGAGGAGATCCTCCGCGCCGGTGCGGGTCTTGCCCCAGCCTCGGCCGGACAGGATCAGCCAGACCAGCCAGTCGCCGGGGGGCTTGAACTGCTCGGGGCGGCCGACCCACCACCATGCGCCCTTGAGGATGTCGTCCAGCGTCTCGCGGGACTGTTCCTTGAGCCATGCCTTGCGCAGGTTGGCGGGCAGCAGGGCCAGCTTCTGGGCGGCGGACAGGCTCATGATCGAAAACTATCGTGAGCGTCGTAACGATTGAGGATCTCGGCCAGCGCGGCGGCCACCGAACCGCCGGGACGGTGCACTCGACCGGCCCGCTCGTCCAGCAGGTCCAGAAGCTCCTGCGGGACTGTCTCAGCCGTCCAGGGCTCGCGGTCTTCGGGGGTCGTCCGGCCGCCCGGCTCGCGGA